CGCTTCCGTGACCAAGATCTCTTCCGTGCTGATACGCGGATCTGCGTTGAGATTTGCCGTTATGTCCTCCACTATGGCGTCCTTGAGTTGTTCTGTGAATGGTTCAAATATGGCATCGTATATGATGGTGCCGAATTCGGGGTTCTCTACCCTCTCGCCCTTCCTGACGGAAAGCCTGTTGATCAGGTCCTGCTTGGCCACCTCGAAGTCGTACAGTTTGAAGTTCTGCTTGTCCGCACGTGAACTGAAACCCTTGAAGGTCACCGTCTTGTTTGATAGGTCTCCTGATCCTGAATCTCCGTATGCCATATGTATATTTACTCCCTAGAATCTAAAGAAACTCCTCACCGCCGAGATGGCTTGGGTCTTGATTGATGCTATTTTTCCATACACGAAGTTCATCGCCGCACCTTTTGGATCATCTATCAACTTTTGTATGTCATTTGCCTTGCTCACAAGCGTGTTGAGATTCTTCACGGGCAGTTTTATCTTGTCGTTGAGTTTGACCATTTTGCCCAGTTTGTCTGCCACTGCCTTGACAGATGGCTGTTTTAAAAGTTCAGTCTTGATCTGTTGTATATCTGAGGCCGACATTTCCGGATTGGATTTCCGTATCTCTGCTATTGCTTCATTTATTAATTTCTTCTTCCTGGCCTGACTACTATTCCTGTCGTATGGCTCATGGGTGACGAAGTCCGTAACAGTTGTCTTGTTCTCTTTCTTGTTGACTGAACCGTTCACTATCGGCTTATTATCATCTATGTCAATAAAGCCGCCAGGACCTCCCGTTACCTTGATTCCAACCTGTCCTGCTTCCGGTACCAACCATGACGGTCCCCATCCTGCTCTCGGTGGTTGTGAATTGAAGTGCACCTCTGCTCCTGCCAGGTCAAAGTTTTTGGCAGATCCGTGCATCTGTGTCCCTGCTGAAAATGATGAAAGCACCGTGCCGGCATAACTGCTCAAGGAACCTTGTGATGAATTACGTATGGAATTCTTGGCCATCGTGTGAACGTTGGCCTCTGCGTTGAGTTGTACATCCTGCTCCGCAGTGAAGTTAATATTACCTTTCGCGTGAAAATTTATGTTTGTGTCTGAGTGTAGATTAAAATCTGTACCGGACCTAAAATCTATACCGTTTGCCGAGTACACACTGATCGTGCCATCTCTTGCCATCTCTATGAATGCCTTGCCTGATCCGTTCGCAAGGTACACCACACCCTCCGTGTCGTGCATCAACAGTTGGTGTCCGGATGCTGTCCTCAATCTGGTCAGTTGGTTCGTGCCATCCGCGGCACCGTCGTCCATGACGAAACTGTGGCCTGGATCCCTGTCTGTTTTGACCTTGGTGCTGTCCAACCCTATGTTCAACTCTCGTGAGTCTGAACGGATCCTACCTGGTGTGTTAATACCAAAAACCCTGCTTGGAGATTCACGTCGTGCTGATGACGAGGTGGTTCCCCTCACTGTGTCTTGTACAAGTCCTTGACCGTTAAGTTGGTCTGCTAATACGTCATTGACAGGATATCTCCATTTGTCCAAAGTAGACAATGTCTCACCATCTGCGTAACGCCTCTGGTTTTTTTCTCCAGCGGGTAAAAACTCTGTCCCGTAAGTTGTTTGTCCGGATGCTCCTGCGTTTCTTCCTATCTGTCGTTCTCTGTTATCTGATCCAGAGTACTCTGTGTTTGGGGCAGAACCGTAGGCCGGCACTTGTTGATTTACCAAAGGTTTCTGTATGCAACCAATCCAGAATGCGGTGGCGTTAGATTGTTCTCCCTTGGCGAATATCACCAACACGTCCGTGTCCACGTCAGGTGGTACCGCCCACATGCCGTAACTGTGTTGTGTGGTCTTGTAACTGAACGGATCACTCTTTGAAACTGCCTCAATACTCTTAGCGCCGTAGAACGGTGATAGGTACTGGCACCATATTATCTGGCTTGAAGTTGGGTTGGTGGTCTGACTCAGTGCTGGTATGTTCACACCCAGTCTCCCCATCTTGAGGGGATCGTTGGTCACCTTTACCGTGCCAATGTACGGACCTGGATCGTTGTCGATGTACTTCTCGTTGAAGTTCTTCTGGTTGTCCTGTGTGTCAGTGAATCCTGCTGAAGTGTATGCCATACTTTTATATTAGTCCCTTGAATGAATCCTTAGCCAGTTCTTCAGCACTTTGTAATAATTCCGATTTCTTATCATTTATTTTCTTCTTGATATTTACACTGTCCTTGATCTCAGTTATGCTTTTTATCGAGGCGTTTGTCAACAACGGCACTGCACCCTCGCCCTGTTGGTTGTTGAACCTACTACAGTGCAGTGTCTGTAGGAACTGTCCGTTGTCAAATTTTGTGTCTATCTTGTTGACCTGGTACAGTCCATTGAAGAACAGATTCTCGTCCCTGAAACGTTTCTTACCACCATTGAACATGGTGCCCTCCCGTTCGTCTATGTCGTCAGGCAGACGATATCTCACGCTGATTATGGGTTGGAATTGGTCAGCATTGAAACTGCCTGATGCTGTGTCGAATGACTCATCCTTGGCACCGAATGACTTGCCACCTTCCTGTATGGGCACGTACATGTCCTGGCAGATGTAGGTGGGATCTCCCAGTATCTCCAGTTCGATCCTCATCATGTCCACCTCAGGATTGGTCAGGTAATCATAGAACTGCTGGGCCTTGTTGGCCTCCCCTGACAGTGTCTGCACGGTGTTGGCACCCTTGATGGATGACGGATATTGTCTCAGAGGCAACAGCGGTTCTGGATCACGCTCCCTGCCGAACACGTTCTTAAACGCTTCCGTCAGCGGTGCGAACAGTCCCTTCTCTGTGTCACTCTTGTCATCACCCCTCAAATTCCTCAGGTAGTAGGCTGTCTTGTAATTGATTCGTAGACCCTGCACGTCAACGTTGTCACCGGTGTAGATGTAGTCATATTCCTTGTGTACCTTGCGACCCCAGTCCACGTTGGCTATGCTGACTCCGGGACCAACGAACTTAAGGATATGTATCTTGTAGGGTATGGCCTTGTATGTGATGGTCTTTGGATGCATCTTGGTTATGGGATCGATCTTGCTGGTGTCCGTGTACACAGTGGTCTTGATCTTGAACCAGTCTATGTACTGGTTGTTGAACAGTATCTTCTCGAATTCCTTGCTCTTGATTATAGAGGCCACCTTCTCCTTGGTGAGGCTCTCCTTGGTGTAATCGGTGTTGGACCTGATGTATGTGGTCCAGAAATCGTTGGCCAACTCCTGATAATGGAATCCGGCCCTAATGGCATCCTCGAAGAACTTGGTGACTGCTATGCCCGAACTGGCCTGTGCAGACATGGTGTTCTGTCTAGGTGGGGGTGCATCAAAGTCTGAATTTAAACCAGAAAAGTCTTCTTGGTTTTGTGCTACCGATCCAGCACTGTTGGTGGTGCCTGCTGTGTTCTTGTACTGTAATCCTTTTTTCTCAAGTTCACCGTCTATCTCGAACTTGTAGAAGTCTGGATAATACCTCCGCTGTTCTTCGATCTCCTGTTTCATCTGATCGGACAAGGCACGTTCAGCGGCCGCGGCCCATTGATAAGGATCATTTCCTTCGATGGGCATAGCAGTACGTGGATACTTGAACCTGTCATCGAACGCAAGGTCGGTGTATGGCACCGCCATTACCTGATATCTGGCACCACCCTCGTTCACGTCGAAGTCCACCCTGCTGATCAGTATGGGTATCTTACGTGTGTGGCTCTTGTTGGTGCTGTGTTTGGCGTATGGTCTTCCCTGGTCGTCGATCCCCTTGAACTCTATGGTCAGCAACATGGGTGCGTCCTGGTAGTCCAGGAAACCGTTGATGGCAGTCGCGGCCCTGACCTTCTCTATGAAAGTGATACCGTATGGTTCGTGTATCTCGAATTCCATCTTTGTGAAGTTTCCTAGGTTACGTTCCGCGTTAGGTCCAACCGTTGACACCATGTTGACGTTCTCGATGAACAGGTCATGTGCCCTGTCCAATATGTCTATGCTGTCTTGGTACTGCTCGTAGTATTTCTTCTTTTCAAAATCCTTGATCAAAGTCCTGAAGGCCTCTGGCTCCTGGTTGTTTTCCTTAAACTGTCTCGTCTGCACATTGGCGTCACCTATGCCTCCTGAACGTGCCACTATGTCATGCACGGGATTGGTCAGGAACTTGGCTGTCCTGATCTCCTGCTCGGTGATGCCACTCAGTGTGAATATGGTGTTGAACGATGCATACTGGTGTAGCACGTTGGGTTTCAAGAAAGGTTTGCTGGCAGATCCCGATGTGGTGTATTTCTCTGCCATGTTATATTCCTAGGTCTGAGTTGACGTTGCTGGGTTTAGGCAACTGTATGGTCACTCCTGGTTTGAAGTCGTATATGGGATCCTCTATCTGGTCTGGGTTACGCTGTGCGAACACCCACCATAACCTCGGTGAGCCGTACAGGTCATAGGCCAACAGGTCTGGCCTGTATGCGTATGTCCTCTCTATGGTGTAACTCTGGTCATCGTCCTCCGCAGTTATGGTCCTGGGGACGAACGTTTCCAAGTTAACATCATTCTGTGGTGTAGAGAAGTATGGTGATGTGGAAGAATACTTGGCCATTAGATGAATCCTATCTCGTCTGTGCCTTTACCGTTCAACTGGCCACGTGCGAATTCTGACAGTGAGAAGTTCTTGATAGAATCCCTGCTGTACACCGGTGTCACCAAAACTGATATGTTCGACAGTGTTGGAGCCCAGGTCTGTGATTCCGCCGATGACGCCACTTGCAATCCTGCTTCATCATAACCACCAAGGTCACGAGGACTAGCCGAGTAGGCAAGGTCATTCTGTTTTGTGGAAATGTAATCAATGCCCGGTCTCAGTTCCACGTTGAACGTGTTCACTATCACCGGCACCTTCTGGAACATGTGATCCCCGTAACCTGACAGGTGCAGGATTGGCGGTGGATTTCCTTTTAGATCCTGCTCCTTACCAAAGAACATCTTGGTCACTGTCCTCAGGAAGTTCACGGTAGCCACCCAGTGCTTGGCGTCATCGGAATTCTGCACGGGGAATTCACCAATGATGTTCATGGAGTCCACCTGTGAGTTCTGGTAGGCCTGGAATGGGTAGTTGCTGTGCGTCTGTGCCAGTGCATTGTAGTTGGCCGAATGCTGTATAACAACCGCCGGGGTCAGGGGCCAGAAAATACCGTTCAAATCGTTTTTCCTTAATGGTGCCAACAGCTCGTTGTTGTCTCTTGTTCCATCTCCTAGAATTGCTTTCTGTAACGCCGAAGCACCTGCAGGTATCTGTAGTCTCACACGCCAGTCTGTCTTGTCGCCACGTCCGGACCACTTGGCCCTGGCGTTCACTATCCTGCTGTCCGTGGAAATACCAGCACCCGTGAGCCTGCCCAGGGTCCTGTTGAATATGCCCCCTCCCACGTTCTTGACTATCTTGCCTATGTCTCCGAATGCCATTATATGGTTGCTTTCCTTTGTAAAATTTCGTATACTTTAACTATATTTATAGGCATTATTTTAGGCGCACTTAATTCACCATACGGCACGATTCAACAGACCTGTTTGTGGTCAATCTCAACAATATAAAGTAAAGGAATTATGAAGAGAGTCAAGTACCTAAACAACCGAGATCTGCTGGCACAGATACACGCCAGCAAGAACACCTACTGCTCATACGTGACGCCCGAGGACGCACAGTATGACCTAATCGTACCAAATTTAAAGAAGGTCAACGCCAGTGCCGTGGCACAGGCCAGGAAGGCCAAGGCCAAGCGACTGACACAGGAAGCGTGGGAAGAAGCCAAGGCGGCCGGACTCAAGAAGATTAAACTAGTGGACTACACGGTGAGTCCAAGGAAAATAGACAAGACGGATCTGGTGTTCAGGGTCATGATGTTTGACCACGTGCCCATGGACGACGAGCGGAAACGAAATCCCAAGACCACGGCGGACCATCATTCAAAGGTCAACTTCCCACCGTTCCAGCACTACAAGTTTGACAAAAAAGGCAAACTGGTGTGCGTGGGCAAATCACACTGGGTGGGTGGAATGAGCAACGGACACTTCTCTGCCGACCACGGCAAGATGACCAACACCCTGGCCATGATGTACATGAAGTTGTGTGAGAGATATGGTACCAGGGCCAACTGGAGGGGTTACACCTACAACGACGAGATGCAATCCCAGGCCTTGATGCAATTGAGTCAGATTGGACTACAGTTCGATGAGTCGAAGTCAGACAACCCGTTCGCGTACTACACCGCGGCGATCACAAACAGTTTCACGAGGATCTTGAACATTGAAAAGAAGAACCAAGCGATCAGGGACGACTTACTGGAAGCCAACAACATGATGCCTTCTTTCACCAGACAGAACGAGAACGAGACCGCAGGTCCGTCCTATATAAAAAGAATGAAAGATGCACATGGAGATGTCTTGCAAGTCAACAAAACAGGTATCGCAAAATTGAACAAAGCATTGAAGAAAAAAGGTAAGATCGATAAAGAAGATTTTGAAAGTGTTAATTCTAAAAAAGTCGATATGACCAATCACAAACCAATCGTAAAAAAGAGGTGGTAATCTATGGCATTCTTTAAAAAGGTAGCCTGCTTCACGGATATACACTTCGGACTAAAAGGCAACAGTCGAGTACACAACGATGACTGTGAACAGTTTGTGAAATGGTTCATTGAACAGGCCAAGGCAGAAGGTTGTGAGACCTGCATTTTCCTGGGTGATTGGCATCACCATAGATCTGCTACGAATGTAAGCACGATGAACTACACAGTTTCCAACATGGAGAGATTGGGTGCGGCGTTCGAGAAGGTTTATGTTATCATGGGCAACCATGATCTGTATTACAGAGACAAGAGAGAAATAAACTCAATGGAGTACATCAGGAACATTCCCAACATACACATAGTGAACGAATGGGTGGTGGAAGATGACGTTGCGATCATACCATGGGTGGTACAGGACGAATGGAAAAAGATCGAGAAGATGAAACAAAAGTACGTGTTTGGACACTTCGAACTGCCATACTTCAAAATGAACGCAATGGTGGAGATGCCAGACGTTGGTGGAATACAGACAGACCACTTCGCAGGCTGTGGCAAGGTGTTCTCAGGACACTTCCACAAGAGACAGTACATGAAGAATGTCACGTACATGGGCAACGCTTTCCCACACAACTACGCAGACGCCTGGGATGATGATCGTGGAATGATGATACTGGAATACGGTGGAGAACCTAAGTTTGTGAATTGGCCCGATATGCCGAGGTACATCACAATAAAAGTTTCGGAACTGTTAGAAGATCCGGACAAGTATCTGAAACCAAAAATGTACGTGAGAGTAACACTAGATATAAAAATTTCATACGAGGAAGCAAATTTTGTAAGAGAAACATTCATAGACAAGTACCAACTGAGAGAACTGCAACTGATACCAGAACAAGTGGACAACGCACAACAACCACTTGTTGAAGTACAGAAGTTTGACAGCGTTGATCAAATCGTAATCAAGCAGTTACAAGGTGTGGACTCAGAGGTCTACGACAAGAACGTATTAACAGCAATTTACAATGATCTAGATGTCACGCATTAGTAAAAGAAAATTAATAAAAGCACTGAAAGGTGATCTTGAAGTTAAAATGACAAAGTCTGATATTTTTGAAAGATTCAAGAATCCACCAACCCAGGAGGAATGGTTGAAAGGCTACAAAAAGTGGGTTGAAGATCAAACTCTATCAACACCACTGGCAGTGTATGAAGCGATAGAAAATTTTGGAAAGAAGAAACCTAGAAGAAAAAAGAATGTTAACGATTAAAGAACTAACGGTAAAGAACTTCATGAGCGTGGGCAACCAGGCCCAAGCAATAGACTTCTCAAACAAGAGCCTGGTGCTTGTTATTGGTGAGAACATGGACCTAGGTGGTGACGACGCGGGTGCCAGGAATGGTACAGGTAAGACCACAATTATAAATGCACTGAGTTATGTGTTCTTTGGTGAAGCATTAACAAACATCAGAAGAGACAATCTCGTAAACAAGACCAACGAGAAGGGCATGTTGGTTGGTGTTAAGTTTGTGAAAAACGGAATAACATACACAATCGAGAGAGGCCGTAAACCACAGATATTCAGGTTCTATGCCAATGACATAGAACAGAAAACAGAGAGCAACGAAGCACAAGGTGAGAACAGAGAAACACAGGTGGAGATCAACAAATTGATGGGCATGACCCATTCCATGTTCAAGAACATCATCGCACTTAACACCTACACACAACCGTTCCTGTCTACAAAACAAGCAGAGCAGAGAGAGATTATCGAACAGTTGCTTGGCATAACACTACTTTCGCAAAAAGCAGATCTCCTGAAAGAGAAACAGAAGGCAACGAAACAGATGCTGACAGAGGAAAAATTAAAGATCGATGCCAGGATTGTATCGAACGAAAAGATACAGGAGTCCATAGAAAGTCTACAGATAAGATCAAATGCATGGAGCAAACAAAAAGAGGATGACATAAAAAGTTTCAAAGAAGCGATAGCAGAACTAGAAAAAGTAGATAGCGAAATCGAGATCGCAAAACATAAAAAACTGCAGAAACACAATGAGATGCAGACTGCACTGAGGAGTCTGCAAAAGGAAAAGGCGTATCACGAGGATTCCTTGACCAAAGCGGAAAGCACAGTTACAAAAACAAATGCGGACCTCGAGTATGCAGAACAACAGAAATGTCCAACGTGTGAACAAGAACTACACGACGACAAGCACACGCATCTCGTGGACAAACTGAAAATGCAACTCACAGAATCAACTGATTACGTTACCAAGTTGAAAGCCGATCTTGCAGAAATACAACAGGGCATAGATGATGTTGGAGATATTGGACAGATACCCGACACCTACTACGACACCATAGACGAGGCATTCAACCATAAAAGTTCATTGAAAGATCTACAGAGACAACTTGAACACACGGAGAAAAAAGAAGACACATACGCAGAACAGATCACAGAGATGAAAAAATCTGCGATACAGAAGATAGATTACGAGAAAGCAAACGAACTGGAAGATCTGCACAGGCACCAAGAGTTCCTATACAAACTGTTGACAGCCAAAGACTCATTCATACGGACAAGGATCATAGAACAGAACTTGACGTACCTGAATCAGAGACTGGCGTACTTCTTGGGCAAAGTGAAACTGCCACACACAGTGACTTTCCAATCGGACCTAACTGTGCGTATCGAGGAACTGGGCAGGGAACTGGACTTTGACAATCTAAGCAGGGGTGAGAGGAATAGATTAATCCTGAGTCTGAGTTGGGCGTTCAGAGATGTGTGGGAGAGCCTTTATCAACAGATCAACTTGTTGTTCATCGACGAACTAGTTGACGCGGGCATGGACATATCCGGTGTTGAGAGTTCAATGGCAGTTTTAAAAGACATGAGCAGGACACAGAAAAAGAACATATTCCTGATCTCTCACAAAGACGAATTGGTAAGCAGAGTGAATAGTGTATTGAAAGTTGTAAAAGAGAATGGTTTTACCAACTATGCCAATGATGTTGACATAATTGTTTAATTTTTATGTTGACAAAACCACTTCTTACGTGCTTTAATTACACTGATGTTAATTAATGTTAATCGTACGATAATAAAGGAAGGACGTAAATTATGTCAAATGAAACACACGACGCTATAATGACAGAGATACAAACTTACTCAGAAGAGAATGGGAAGTTCGTTGATAAGGGTGTGAAAGCATCTGCAACAAGAGCCAGAAAGGCCTTGGCAAACTTATCTAAACTGATCAAAGCAAGAAGAAAAGAAATTCAGGAAGTCAAGAACGCGGCAAAAACTGCGGCGTAATCGATCATTGGATTTTGCAAAACCCAAAGCCTCCGGCTAGCGATAGTCGGGGGTTTTTTTATGACTTGAGGATTCCCTTGCCGTGTACCCTGACACGGATGTGACCGTTGTAGTAATCATTGGTCTCAAGCACCTTGCGTGAGAACTGCTCACGTGCCTCAACGTAAGATAGTTCCGCCTTGGACTTGCACCAAAAAAGTATCTCCCTGGTGAACTTGTCCTTGCCAAGTTTGTTGACATCAATTGTGAGATCATCACTAGAACCATAGTAGTCCTGCCAGTCCGAATCAACTTTATATCTACGCTTGTTCTTCCTGCCTTTGAGTGGTGGTCTGGATCTCTTGAATCTTGCTAATTTTTTTCCAATGTACTTCCTGCCGTTGGTGGTGTTGGTTATGATATAAACAAATCCCACAACATCTTCCGGCATGTTGGTAATTTCATTTCCTTGGTACGTCCAATGCATCGTGGTATTTAAAGCCAAAAAGATTGACCTGAAAAGAAAACTCGTATAAACAAGTGCGATAGGCAAACTACAATTTCTTAAAAATTTCCAACAGGCAAACATAGCATCGCAACCAGTGAGCAAGGAAATGCGGCCGACAAGGCGACAGGTGAATCCTTAGATGCAAACAGCAAAAAATGATGGGG